AATGATTTTTCAATAGAACATCTTGAAAAAAGATTACAGGATGAAATTAAAGAATATTTTGAAAGTCATAAATCAGATGAACTTCTTGATATAATTAATCTTGCAAGTTTTATTTGGTTAGCATATTTAAATGATAAGGTGAAAAAATATTAAGAAGGTGAAATAGTATGGGAAGAACTGGAATATTATTCGGATGTTTTGACCTGTTCCATTATGGTCATGTAAGAATTATAAGAGAAGCACAAAAGCACTGTGATATACTTTGTATAGGATTATTCACAGATGATGTCGTTAGACACTACAAGTTTAAATCACCTGCTGTAACATTTCAAGATAGAGCCACACTTTTAATGGAGTTATTTCCAGAGTGTATAATAATACCGATTGATAAAAGAGAACCAATGGAGTTAGATGATAATATAATATTATTTGTAAGTAATACTATGAAGGATAAAAAATTATTTATGGTTAAAGAAACATTTAAAGGTAAAATTATTTATATAGATTATACAACTGAAATAAGTAGCTCTGCAATAAGGAGAAAGATAGAAGCACAATTTGGTGCATCGGGATATGGGTGTTAAATATGGTCAAATGTCATGTTTGTGGTAAAGAATTAAGAGAAGATGAAATGCGTAATGAAGCATGGTCTTTTGATTTATCAAGATGTTACTTGATATGTGACAGATGTAAGATAGAATTACAGGATATCATTGAAAGATTTCAAGTTTTTTCAGATAAAAATATATTTCATCTTGTTATTGGTTATGGTGGCTTTTAATGGGTAAACTTCCAATAAGAGCAAGCAAACAACCAACTAGATTGCAACATTATCTATATATTATACTTCGTGAGATATTTTGGAAAGTAACAGGTTATGTAAGTTTTGATAATTATTTCTCTAGCGGTCATATACATTTTGGTAAAAAAGTTGCAATAGCGAGTGGTGTTAAAATAATTTCTAGAAACCATGATTTATATGATGTGTGGAAGCATATGGATTTTAAAGATATATATATTGGAGATTATTGTTGGATAGGTGCAAATGCTGTGGTATTACCAGGTGTTACTTTAGGTCCTCATACAATAGTCGGTGCGGGTAGTATAGTTACAAAATCATTTCCTGAAGGCTATTGTGTTATAGTTGGAAATCCCGCTAGACTTATAAAAAAGTTAGATAAGGAAAAATGTGTAGAGAATAGGTCAAAAACTATTTAAACAATGAAATATATAATATATGGTGTTTACTGTGCAAATAATTAAGGCTAACGATGAAGAAAAAATCATAAGCAATGAATTATTAAAAGATGCTAAGAAAAGCAGATTAGTCGGATTAGCATTAGATGATATAATAGTTGTAAAACCCTGGGGTTTTGAATATATGAATTATGAATCTCCCGATAAGAAATGCTGTTCATGGTTTTTACATATCAATAAAGGCATAGGTACATCAATGCACTGTCATACACATAAAAAAACATTACTTCATGTTATTTCTGGTCAGATTTTATTAATACTTTATCATAGAAAAATAATGATTTTCAACGCAGGTGAATCGATATCTTTTGATGAAAAGGTTTTTCATGCTATGTATGCATTGCTCGAAGATACCAGATTGATAGAAGCAGAAACACCATCTGATAAACCAGATGCTGTTAGATTATTAGATAACTGGAAACGTGTTTGTGAACCATACGAATCAAAATGTTTAATTATGAGATATAAGTGATAAAATGACAGAAGATATAAATATATCTGAAGAAATAACAGTTATTGCATTGAATGAATATAATGAATTAATTAAAGAGTTAAAAGAAAAGAAAACAAAATATATAAAGGGCAAAAAAGTAATACCTAATAATCTAGCAGGTGATATAATATTTAAAGATTATAATCCAGAAACAGCATCTGGTATAAATAGAGGATTTCTTGTAATACACGATAAAACAGAGGATATATATAGATATGATGCAAGAGAAGGTATTTATAAAGATGACGGATTATTAATGATAGCAGCTATCGTTAGTATAATATTAGATGATAAAGCATCCAAACATTGGATATTTGAAGTAATAGCAGCAGTTAGACGTTTCTTAGATATAAGAATTAGAAGAGAGGATTTAAATAATACTGGACTAGTTGCATTAAAAAATTGTTTATATAATCCAAAAACAAAAGAAATATTAAAATTTGACAAAAAATATCATATTACGAATAAACTAAATATTGATTATGATGAAAAAGCTGAATGCCCAAAGATATTAAAATTTCTTAGCGAAATTCATAATGAGAATGATATATCAATTATTCAAGAGTTATTCGGTTATTGTTTATATCCAAAATATGAATATCATAATATATTCTTTTTTATTGGTAATGGTAGAAATGGTAAATCAACAGAGTTGTCACTCTTAAGACGATTCATAGGTGATATGAATGTATCATCTGTATCTATACATGACCTCATAAACTGTCCTTTTATGTCAGCACAATTATTTGGGAAATTAGCTAATATATCTGCCGATATAGGTATGACACGAATAAAAGACGCAGGTATAATAAAACAATTATCTGGCAATGATAAAATATTAGGTCAGCATAAATTTGGGCAACCCTTTGAATTTATTAACTATGCTAAACTTATATATGCTTGTAATGAACCACCAATTATAGATGATAGAAGCGATGCAATATGGTCTAGGATGATTCATATAACATTTCCAAATACTTTCATAGGTGAAAAAGCAGACCCAAAAATAATAGATAAGATATCAACTAAAGAAGAATTAAGCGGATTATTTAACTGGGCAATGATTGGTTTAAATAGATTAATAACAAATGGTAAGTTTTCTTATTCAAAAACAACCGAAGAGAATATACACGAATATGATAGAAAATCAAATCAAATATTAGCATTTGTAGAGGATTGTTTAGAGTTTTCTGAAGATTCATATGAGGAAAAGGAAGCAGTATATAAGAAATATATAGAGTGGGCTAAAATAAATAAAACAAGAGTTGTTGCAAATAATAAATTTCCAATATTATTAAAAGATACTCTACCAGGTATTTATGATACTAGAAAAATGGTAAATAATAATAGAATAAATATATATATGAGGGTAATGTTTAAAGGAACTGAAGGCAATAGTATAGAGGATACAACGCAACAAAATAACGAAACACCACAAACTAAAATAGAAGATATATTAAAAGAAAGAGAAAATCAGATGGAATCTTTACAGGATAAAATTAATAATATTAAAAATGGTATAGAATATAATGGTGGTTCAATGTCAATAGATGATTTATATAGAGATTTTGGAAATGATATTATAGATAAATGTATATATGAAGGAATATTAATAAAATTACCAAATGGTAATATAGGAGTTGGATGATATGTCTAAAAAAATATATTTGCAATGTGGATATGAAGATAAATGCAAACATAGAGATTGTTTAAGATGCAGAAGATATATAAAGCTAAAAGATGGTAAAATAACATTAGCTGAAGCTGTATGCATTGAAGATTTTGCTATGGTAGATTTAAACTGGTGGATAAAGCATAACCCAAAAGATTTAGATTTATCACAAAAAATAATGTTTAAACTAATGAAAAGATTAAAATGGGGTTAAAATGATTTGTAAATTATGTGGTAGAAAAAGAGAACCAAAACGATTTAAGCATTTTTTTATAAAAGGAACATTAGTAAAAGCCTGTGAATATTGCTATTTAGATTATAGGGAATCTCTTAAGAAAAAACCAGATAAGGATGATGATATACTATAACAGGGCGAAAAGTATATAAAGGATGAGTGATATATATAAATAATAAGGATAGATTAAAATGTAATAAATGTGGCAGATATATGTTGTGGGTTAAAGACACATTATTATGCCCAGAGTGTGATAAATTGACAATATATGATATTATGGGTGCGTTTACTAAGAGTGAGATATATGAGTGGCTTAAAAAAAATAGAACATACTAAATTAATAGGAAAGTGGATTGCGTTTTTAGATAAGAATCAAGCATTTAGAGTTAATAAGGTAATTAAAATAGTTGGAAATAGATTAACAGTAGAGAACGGTATAGGTCAAAGAATTAGAATACATCCAACAACAACTAAAATAATTGGTATGTTAATAAATGGAAAGGGTAAAGATTTTATACCAATTGAATTTGGTGAATTAAAAAAAGGTAAAAATATAAATAGATTAAAGCGAATTAGAGATGCGAATAATATACAAGCAGCAGCATTAAAAAATAAAAGGAGAAGGAAATAATGGCATGTGGTTGTCGTAAAGGTAAATTAACTAAACCTAAATCAAAAAAACCTGTATCGAAAACACAAAAAAGGCATGTATATATACATATATATAAAGATGAACATAAAGATATGTGTTCTTTTATTGAAAAACCATTAAAGGAATCTGGTATTGTTTATGAGTTTAAACTAGATAAAAAGGTACAAAATAGACCCTATCCATTTATAACAGTAGATGATACATTAATATGCTTAAGAAAACTAATATCAGTAAAACAAAAAGGTGAATTATAATGACATATATAGAAAAATATGTATTTTATAATTTAGATATAAATCAAGTAGCTATGCGAATACACTCTACTATGAAAACATTGCAGGGTATTGACGAGTATCGTTCAATAATAACGCTAATAGAAAAATCAAAAATGGATACAAGTGAGTATGATAATGAAATAAGAATGACACAACGATATACTCTTTTAATTATTGCATCTAAATATGAATTAAGAAAAGATGATATTATTAAAATATTGAGAAAATTGCCACAAGTAGATATAGGTAGGTCGTGAATATAATGGGGAAAAGAAGTGATGAAGAAATTAAAAAAATAAAAGATGTAATATTTGAAATATCTAAAATTGATTCAATAATTAAACCAACTGGTGATTTTAAAACGACTAAAATAATGAAGATATTAAAAGAAAACTATAATCTAGATATATCTAGACCAACTTTAATAAAAATATTGAAATCAATACCAACAACTGTAATATCTGGTGAATTAGATGAAACAATAAAATGGTATGATGATGAGATAATAGCATGGAAACAAAAAAGTATAGATGCAAAGACATATAGAGATAAAAAAATAGCAACTGAAGCTATTGATAAATTAATGATAGGTAGAGAAAGATTATTAATGATGCGTAAAGAAAGTCAGCAATCTAAATATATTGTAAGATTCGGCACACCAGAAGAAATTAAGCAAAATGATAATAAAGAAAAAAAAGAACCATTTTTTAAAGTAGGTAATGGTCAATCAACAATACCTATTGAGGATGGTGATAAAGATGGGTAAAAAAACGGATGAGTTAAAAGAATTAGGCATAAGTAGATTGGGTAGATTCATATTTTGGATGACAGCATGGATACCTATATCAAGATATTCGATGTTTAAGCATCAATTATGTATATTGAAAATAATCGAAGGTCTTAGAGAATCCGATTCGCAGCATTATTATATAGAAAAATCTTTAATAGATGAGTTAAAATCATTAACAGATATAGTTATAAAGAAAAAAGAAGAAAATAAAGGAAAAGGTAATGGAAATGGGGGTATGTTTGGATGATAAACTGGAGTAGTTTAAAGAAAAATGATTATGTATATATGGCAACACATAGATGTAAACATAAACACACCTATTTAGAACACCCATCGTGTTATATTAAGGATAAAATGGGTGATTTAAAAATAGGCTATCTAGATATAGAATCTGGTGGACTTAAAGCAAATTTTGATTATATGCTTACTTGGGCTATAAAAACAAAAGGAAAGAATGAATATAAATACGGAAAGATTAAAAAATCGGAGATTAACGATTTTACATTTGATAAAAGAATAGTTAAGGAACTGATACAGGCGATGCTTGAGTACGATGTTATAATAACGTACTATGGTAGTAGATTTGATATACCATTCATTAGAAGTAGAGCGTTATCACATAATATGCTTTTTCCAGAATTCGGTACTTTAAGACATATTGATGTTTATTATATGGTTAAAACAAAGATGTGTTTACATAAAAATTCACTTGATTCTGCATGTGCATTGCTAGATATAAAAGGAAAAACACACATTAAGGGCAATTATTGGATGAGGGCTGTAGTTGGCGATTCTGTGGCTTTAAAGTACGTTCTTGACCATAATTTAGCGGATGTTAAGATACTTGAAAGATTACATAATAAACTAGATAGGTACTGTAAGTCTACCAATAGGAGTATTTAAATATGTCTTTATTCTCATATAGATTATGCAAAGTGTGTTTCAGGGATATATCATACAGACACCCAAATGCGACAAGATGCGAAGAGTGCCAGGCTAGATATAGAAGATATTATAAAGCAAAGAATAAGATTAAAAATAGACAAAAGCCTGGAAATCCGCAGCAAGATAAGGAGATATTGAATTTTATAAGAAATAAGAGGAAAAACGAAGAGTTTAAATAGTGGCGACACGTGTCCTATATATATATGAGGATATATATTATAAGTTACTCATGTGTTACTTATAAATTATCTGGTTACGGACCTTTTAAACTCTCGAGAGGTTGTTAGTCCGATATGCAAGAAGAAATTATTGTTAGGCGACCACGTTGTTTCTTACCGAAACAGGTGCAGGTTTTCAATCTTGTTTTTAATGAGAATAAAGATAACAAAGGTAAGACTATAAACAACTATGTTTTATACTCAGGTGCTTTTGGTAGTGGTAAAACACTTCTTTTAGCACACGTTGGTATAAAAGCTGCATTAGATTATCCTGGTAGTATAGGATTCGTTGGTAGTTTAACATATAATCAGATTAGAGATGTTGTTTTTAGAAAATTCTGTCAAGAAGTTGATTTATATCAAAAATCTTTAGATGAAGCAAATATACCTGTTAAAATAGTAAAAACAATTACAATGTCACCAGGAAAAATGAATATTGTTTTTAATAATGGTTCTGAGATATGGTTCAGGTCATGTGATAATGAGAGAAACTTAGCAGGTAAAGATTTAGATTGGTTTGCTATAGATGAGCCTGTTGATGTTGATGAAAGCGTTATGACACAGTTAATAGGAAGATTAAGACATGATAAAATGTCATTTCATTTTGGCGTTTTAGCAACAAATCCAGGTGCTGAGAATCATTGGCTTTATAAATATTTTTTTATGGATAAAATACCAGGATATTTCGTTGTTGAAACAAGTACATATGATAATATTTTAATACCAAATTATGATGCATATATAGCCAGCATGAAATCAAGATATGATGCGGATTGGGTTAGACGTTATTTAGAAGGTAAATGGGGTGCATTTTCTGGTCAGATTTATAAAATGTTTAATATGGAAAAACATGTTAAAAAATTCGATATAGAAGATTTTACAAATATTGATAAATTTATAGCTGGTGTTGATTTCGGTATTCGTGACCCATGTTGTATTTTAATAATAGCACAAACTGTAAATAATAATTTATATGTTGTTGATGAATATTATGAATCTGAAAAATCATCAACTGAAATAGTTAAACAATTAGTATTATATCATAAAAAATACAAATTTAATAGAATATATTGTGACCCATCTGCTGCCGATTTAATAAAACAGGGATTTGATAGAGGATTACCAATAGGTAGATTTGAAGGGGATGGTAAGGTTATATCGTTTGCAAATAATCAGGTTCTACCTGGAATATCCCTAGTGCAAGCGATAATAAAAAATGATAGATTAACGATAAATTCTAAATGTAGAAATTTAATAAGGTCATTATTGGCATATAGATATAAACAAGATGGCGAACAACCATTTAAAGACGATGACCATGCTGCTGATGCTTTAAGATATGCTGTTAGTGATTATAAACCATTTTCAGATTCTATATTTTTTAGTTGTGGTAAATGGCGTAAAAAAAGGTGGCATTAAAAATGGGTAAAACATTAATCGACATATTGAGTGAGTTTTCTACAAAATATATACGTAAAACAAAAGAAGAAAAAAAGACAATAGAAGATATTTTAGCATTACCATCAGAGTATAATTTAAGAAAGTATAAAAAAGAAGATTTAACACAGAAAGATAGAAGAGAACTTGCACTCGAATGTCCATTATTTATGAAGGGAACGTTAAAAAAGAATGGGGATACTGTTAGAGCCTGGTTTAGATTAATGAGAGATGATGGTGGAAAAGTTCCGCAAAAAGATATAATGTTATTACGTCAATTTGTAAAGCGTTCTAATTTAAAAAGAAAATTTATGTTAGCTGGTATATGTGCTGATGTATATGGGGATGGTTATTTATTAATAAAATTTTTAGAAAAGGGTGGTAGTGAAAAATTAGCAACACCTGTTGATGTTGGAACAGAGCCAATAGATGTTGTTATGATAAATCCAGAAAATATAACTGAAATGGCATATAAAAAAGGAGATACTACAACATTATATTATCATTATGTTAATAATTCAAAAGGTGAGGATAAATTAATACATCCAGATAGAATATTGCATATTAAAACTATAGAATTACCATTTGATTCTTTTGGAATTTCAAAAATAGATATTTTAAGAAATATAATTATATCAAATGCTGATATAGATATAGCAACTGGTGATATATTAAAATGGTTTAGTCATGGTATTCAAGTATTAACTAAAGAGGGAATGACAAAAAATGAAAGAACAAAGGCAATAGAATTATTAGCAACGCATCCTAATTATTTTGCATTTTCTGAAAAATATAAATTGGATGTCACAAAACCAGAATCAATAAATCCACAATATTTTTATGAATGGCTTGAAATATGTATAGCTGCTGTTTTAGTTATGCCAAAACATGTATTAACAGGTGTTCAAGTTGGTAGAGTAACAGGTGCAGAAATAGGATATGGTGATTATTATAGAGATATAAAAGATACACAAGATTTAGTATATACACCACTATTAAATAAATTATTTAACTATTTATATAAAGCTTATGGTAGAGAATTTGAATATGATATTGAATGGGAAACTATTTATATTGATGAAATGGCTGAAGCTGAATTAATGCAAAAAAGAGCAGATGCCGTATCAAAATTATTATCATCAAATAGAGTTATAATAACAGATAAGGAAGCAAGAGAAATTATGTCAGAGGGTAAAATATATTTAGAACCAGAAATCCCATTACCAGAACCTGATTTTCCAGATAGAAAACCAATACCACCATCTAGACCGATGAATGAAGATAACATACAAGAAGAAATTGAGATGGATTTAGCGATAAAAAAAGAAAAAGAATTAGGAAAAAAATTATTACAAGAACAAGAAGATTTATTTAAAGATGATAACAATGACAACTCTTAAAGAGCAATGTATGAAAACAGGAATAAAAGAACGTGCATATAGAAGAAAACTTAAAATACCAAATGATATTCCAGTACATAAAATAAAATTAAATCCAGATAAAACATGGGAAATTATAGAGGAATAATATGACGGTAACGGTAACAGGAATAAAAGAATTAAAGGAATTCTTAAAAAAAATCACGAATATAAAAACATTAGATTTAATGATTAGAGATATGGCATTAGATTCAGCCAAATTGGCACGTGAATATGCACCTGAAGATACAGGAAGAATGGAATCAAGTATATCTGTACATAAAATAACAGAAGGGGAATATGCGTTAGTATGTAATGTGCCATATGCAGTATTTAATGAATATGGTACATATAATATGCCAGTTGGAAATATAGAGCAACCTTTGGAAATTACAAGCACTAGCGGAAAAAGAGCATATAGACCATTTATAAGACCTGCGGTATTTCAGATATTATTTAATCTGAAACAATATATAAAAAAATATCAGTTTAGTAATAATAAAATACTGTAGAGGAATAAAAATGAAAGAAATATATATATGCGGTAGAGCAAAATGCTGCCCGAAGCTGGTTAAGGAAAAAAATTACTGGAAAATAATCGATGACTTTGGTGGTTCTGTGAAAATGACAAAAACACAACTTCAGCAATTAGCTGATACTATAGATACGAAGGTGTAATAATGTCACACAGACGTAAGATACAAGAGTTAAAAGATGCAGATAAAAAAATAGTAGATTCAAAATCAGAACTGGTTAAACCATTAGAACCCAAAGATGGTAGAAATTTACAAG